AATATACGATAAGGTACTGCCCAAGTATGAAAAGAACATTTTACACGTTGATACATTGGACTAATCAGCGGTGCAAACCGAATAAGTGCGTCCTGGCTAATCTCTACTTTGTCTCCCGGAACGCAGTCCATAACCATTGTTGGAATTAAAAGTCCCATGTTACAGCTGAGCTTTACATCATGGGTTAAATCAAATACTGATTTTTTTGGGTTCTCGACTTTAATCGAGTTCATGAAATTGAGTTTTGCCATTTTTAAAAGATTAAGGAGTGAAAATTAAGATAGCCCCATAAGGGCTATCCGATTACATACGGTAACCACCTCTGCTGAGTGTAGTATACCTTTTTCTTTTAGTACCGCCGCGGCTTTTTCTGCCGCCTCGGCTACGACGTCCATACCGTTTTCTGAATGCCATAGTAAGTGAATTTTAATAGTGAAGAAATAAAAATACCAATGAACAGCAATAAGACTGCAATCCAAAACAATATAACTTTCATTGTTGTCAATCCAATGCTTTTTGTAGTAAAATTAATAAGCCTTTTTGTGCCGGATTGGAAAATTTTTGGTTAAGAAATTCTTCTCCGGTTATCTGAAACTGCTTCAATATACCACTTTTTTGTAATAATTTAATATTTTCTCTGATCTGATCTTCCTGAGCTTTGCTTGTTGCGTTTTGCTGAGCAATCTGACCGAGCCTAGCTACCAATACGTCAATGTTGGCAGCGTTTAATAGTTCCTGGCGCTGATTCTGATCAATCTTTGACATTAAATCAATGTTGAACTTATTAGCCATATATGAAGCATCATGTGTCTGCTCCCATTTACGAATGCCATCTATCCAGTATTCTAGTTTTTCATTCTCGTTACCTGTGAGCGCTGTTTTATTCCAAGTCAATGCTGTGTTAGCTGAAGTATTAGTGATCTTCTCTTCCAGAAGACGATTTTGTATCTCCATGTTTTTTAATTGTGCTTCCTGCATTCTAACGCCTAAAAAAGTCATTATTGAGTTTGAGGCAGAGAAATTAACCTCCGGAGCTTTTGGAGACCAAGAAGGGGCATTTGAGCCTCTTACAGTGGCGCTAGGCTGGTTTGTTGATCCGGATCCGTACATAAGTGCAGGGTTCATGCCGCCTTCTATCATTCGCTTACGCTGGTTTACCGGTAAGTTGTACTCGTTTTGCATTTCCCAATCTGCCAATGCCCATTCTCTTTGACGATATGCCCATTCGTTATTGTACTCCATCGTTTTCCTGTTAAGGTTACTTTGAGCCATAGAATTTATGGCCGTAGTTCCTAGTTGGGCAGCGGTATTCCAAGCTGCTGCGTTCGATGGAGTTGGTGTTGTTGGCATAGATTTTTATTTTATTGTTATAAAATGTTGTTTATTAACGTTTTGTAACGTTTTTTTAATTGATCCCAGAAATGTTGGTGTCAATTAGCACTGAATTATCAAGGGGTTATTCAGTGCTGTTGGCCTCAGAGAGGCCATTTTCCGGCTGAAAGCCGAGATATCCGCTCCAAGCGGTCGTACCTCCCTATGTCGCTACTTCACGGCTTAATGCCGTCTTCTGGCCTCTCTGAGGCCATTGTAGATCACGATCGACAATCGTGCTCTTTGAAACCTCCGGTTTCCTGAATGCATTCTCCGAATGCTTTGCAAAGTGATTCTGTTTCACATAAAATGCACTTTTGCGTAGATATTAGCGATCCCGGGGAACGATCCCCGGACGATCGCCCGGCGACCGGGTGTCGTTCTTTGGCATTGCCCAAAGAACCAAAAGCTAGGTTTTTCATAGGATGCGCCGGAGGGCGGCGCTGAGCCGCTTTCGTTTCCCTGCAGGGAAACTTCGCTCCATTTAAGGATGGCCAGTCATTAAAATAGACTCTTTCTTTTACATTAAATTTTGTTTTCATAGCGGAAGTTTTGGTTGAAGGAATTGAGGAGGTTGTTGTTGTTCCGACGGCTTCTCAGCCTCTTGCCTGGCTTTGTATTTTGCGATAGTAGACTCTTCGAGCTTTTTATCATAAGCGTCCTGACGCCGCTTATTTTCTTCCTGCTGCAGTCTGAGCAGGTTTTGTTTTGTAATGTCAAGAAGCTCACGTACTTCTTCCATATCCATTGTTCGGATATCGACGCCTGTTAAATGTTCGGCGTCTCCCTGGTAGTCGTCATATACTGCGACATCTACGCTACGGCCGGAAGCGTAGCGTTTAAGTATCTCAGGAATCGTTAATGCCTGATCAGGCACTGTGCATGATTCCATTTCGTTTTTTTCACGCGGTTGCGTTTTGTGATCGTAATTGAGCACACTGTAATAAGTTTTCTTTTTCATAATGAAAGAGTTTCTTTTTGTTTTAAATGGTGTTTCCTAAATGCTGCATCTATTCTTTGACCGTGCAGCTTTGTCCCTGGTGCGAAAGGATCCTCAATTTTTGTACCCAATACAAAGTCCTGGTAAAATTGATCCTGGCTAATTAAGGCTCCGCCCATACGTATGAGTTCCTTTTGTAGATGGGATACATAGATTTTATTGCGGTAATACCTGGGCATGGCAACTTTTATATTACCTGGTAATTGTACATACATACGGTTTAACAAATCTGCGTTATGCCATTTGAGCATATTATCGGTAAGATAGGAGAGACCAATGCCTTTTGAAATAAGAGAGAACTCCCGTTGCCGGTCGTCAAGTTCAAAAGCAGGTACTGTTTTTCCTTTGCAGATATATTTTAGCGTATAGCCTATACTGTAACCTGATACATCACCGTAATAGATCTCGCCGATAGGAACGGCTTTCGTATGGTTGTTTTCACGTTTTGACCAAGCTAATTCAATAGAGTTTTCATCTGCGTTGAAGATAATAGCGTGGTAATGGGGCCGTTTAGTTTTACCACCATATTCGCCCACGGCATAGTATTTAATTTGCTTTCCACGATTGTACTTCCTGAGTCGCTTAAAGAAACATTGCAAGTGGTATTTACAAAGCGATCTGAGTTTATACGGCGTTGTAACAATATTAGCGTCTCCATATGTAAAAGTTATAAATGCTGATGAAATAGAATTTCGTTCCTCCTGTATAAGTCGAAATGCCCAACCGGCTGTCTGCCGGTATATACAATTCGGGCAAGTACTGCAGGGTATGATGGAACCATCCTTTTTTGTCATTGGACGTAGACAGCCGCCTCTATGTTGTGCACTCATAACGATGGTGTGCCGTACTTAGGAAGAGGGCGCACTGCTCTTACTTTGTTTAAACAATGTACATACAGCTTCTGATCAGCGGGATCTGTGTCTGCGAATACACGGTGAGTTGGATCACATTCAATGAATGTTTGGTTCAGTGCCGGTTGTGAAGCAAACAGCCTGGCTTGCGTCCAATAGTCTAATGTCGTTCTAAAATCTCCGGCTAACCTTGATGGAATTGTACGATACTCTGAATACCTGGGTAAATAGCCAAAGGTGTCATCACCATCAGAAGTAAATGCGTATATCTCACGGACTTTTGTTTCCTGTTCGCCAAGATGAGCAAACATAGGATTTAAGAAATCTTTCGGGTCATTAATTTTTGACCATTCCCTTTCTAACCCTTGTGCATAGGTTGTTTCAGGCATTACGCTCATGAGCGTCATAATAACACAATGTTCTCTTGCTACATAAGTACCTGACTTTCCCTGAGCTACTGATATACCACGACCTGACATATTTCCCTGTGGAAGTTCTCCGACTGTTCCGGCAGTATTTAATACCTCTGATATCTGTACAGGACTAACGGTACCGCCTATGTATTGAGGACGTTGTGCAGTGTAATCAGGAAGTGTTACTCCAAACATTCCTTTTATCCATTCAACAAGCCTGGTACCAGATCTTGCAGCTCTTTCCAAGTAACGTTGTAATTGATAGGCAAGTCTAAAGTCATTAATAGTTGCAGACACACCTGGTGCATCATCAGCGTAAAGGCTGTTGATTGTAATACCAGTAGGATCGTCGGGAATTTCATTTGTTACATCAAGATTGGCAGGTGTTGGAGCTGATATATCTGTAAATGTTGATACAGGCCCTCCAATTGCAGGATCTCTATAACGTAATACTTCTCTTTCAGGGATAGCTATTGGCATACGTACAGCATCACCTTTTTGTGCGAATGGTAAATTACTGGTGAAATAATCGTGTAACCATGCACGTTTGCGTATAAATCTTAATTCAGCTAATGCACTATTATCGCCATCAATCAAAGTATTTGTTGTTTCCGCGATTAGATTCTCATCACGATAGAATTCATTGTAAATTTTTTGGTATGCAGCAAAACGCATAGCTGATACGTTTTCGTTTTCTGAAGAACCAGGTATTGTGTTTGGGTTAGGAATACCGAGATAATCCATTAAAGGGCTGTAGTTGCTTTCATCCTGCAGTATTGTTATGAAAGGGAAAGCAGGCAGTACACCGCCGGTTTTAGTTTCGGTGATATAATCTTCCCAATTAGGCCATAATATACGATAAGGTACTGCCCAAGTATGAAAAGAACATTTTACACGTTGATACATTGGACTAATCAGCGGTGCAAACCGAATAAGTGCGTCCTGGCTAATCTCTACTTTGTCTCCCGGAA